TTTGCCACCTTCTAAAGTCATGCCACCAAAACGACCACAGCGAGGACGAAACGCTAGTTCGGGTAGCATTTCAAATTCATTTAGTCTCATAATTTAATCCCCAAGAATCTGCACTCATCTTTGAGCATCCCATATAAAATTAGATTTGATCCATCAGTACAACCTTGTCTAACTAGACCTTCTCGTTTAAATCCTAGACCTTCATCAAACTTTTGAGCATGTAAGTTATCTTCTCTAACTAACGCTGTTACTCTTTGGCATTTAAGTTGGATAAAAGGATAAGCAAAACATCTCCACAAAAATTCTTTGGTTAACCAATACTTACCAGGTAAAGCTACTACGTGCATACTAATTGAAGCAACTGTGTACATGTTATAAGCAACTGCCCCTATGATTTCACCGTCTTCCTCCATAGCAAACGCAACAGAATCAGTACGGGAATAACGCTCGTCAATACGAGTTTCCATCCATTGGAGGACACGGTCATCTTCTCCGTACACAACTTTTTTCATAGTGCATCAATTTTAACCTGATATACCACATTTTGCCCTAACTATTTTATGTGAAATGAGACCCTTCCGCAATTATCACAAGATTAGAACCAGCCCCTTGCCCAAGAGTTGGGCCAGTACCACCATAAGCAGTAGATAACCCCCACACGACGTTAACATTAGAACCCGAATATTGCACAACTGGGTCAAACCAAAAAGTACTATAGTCAGTACCATCATAATAAACACTTGACCCTGGGGAAGCATAATGAATAATTGGGGTTGTAAGACTTGTTGATCCCACACTATTACTATAAACGCCTGAAGAATCCCAGACCATATAAAACGCACCGCCAGAGATCGCTGTTCTAGCAAAGGCAATAGCGTGGTTACTTACTGTAGTCGCAATCTTAGGAATAATGTGGGGTTGTGTACTTAAGTATGAAACACCGCCCGTATTGTTCATTACAAGCACCCCTGTACCTGTACCAGAATAAGATATTGATGGGTTTATAGGTTGAAAAATATAAACAGTAGGTCTAGTAACCGCTGAAAATTGCATAGTCCAAGTAATATTGGAGCCGCTTGTACTAGCTATTTTGAACCATTGAAGGCAGCAATAACCAGAACAATTAAAGAATGGAACAATAATACTAGCCGTTGTTGTAAAGGTAAATGTGTAAAGATTACAAATTGGGGTTGGTATACCATAAGAAGCATAATACCCAGCAGCATAACTTGGAAAATCATATTCCGTTACATATGTAGCTCTTCCTGCATACACAAGGTTATATGAATATGAAGAGACAATTACTTGTCCGTTATTATTATGAAGGGAGAAACCAAAACTCATACGGCAAACACCAAAAGTTGAGTAGGTGAATATACTCCAGAAACCCCTGCTCCCGGACTCCACGATACGGTTGGGTATCCCCCAGAATAAGTTACCACTGGGACAGCTAAATATAATCCTTGCCCTGCTGCACCAGGCCCCGGGGCCGCACATACCCCAACCCGAATAGTAAAACCAGCAAGGCTAGGATAAGATTTACTGCTACTATTATTAGCTGGAACAGAGATAATATCAACAATGCAACCAGGGGCAGCAGTACTATCAAAAACTTGACTGTTAGTTTGGGTAATACTAATACCAAAACCCATTAGAGTTGTCCTATACGAACAACAAGTGAGCCGCCACTATATACATCAATACGTTGATTAGTACCGTCAATAAATAAATAGTTTCCCGCACTTTGAGTAAAGGTTGCAGTACCAGCAGTAATAGAACCTAAGTTTGCAGTTATAGCAGACAAAGTACTTACGCTTATTTTATCGGCAGTAATAGTGCTAGTAGCAATGTTTCCACCAGTAATAGTAGTAGAAGCAATGTTTCCACCAGTAATAGTAGATGAGGATATCTGTGTACCTGTAATAGTGCCTGCAGCAATTTGAGAAGCTGTGATTGAGTTAGCGGTTATTTTTCCGCCATCAATAGTAGTTGAGTTTGAGTTTACGTCTTGAGCCGCATTAGTTACAACAATATATGAAGACGCTAATTTAGTAGCAGTAATAGAGTTTGTGCCAATACGGTCTGCAGATATAGTTCCAGCATTAATTTTTGACGCATCAAGATCAGATATCTTGGCATTATCAATAGCTGCATTTGCGATCTTAGCATTTGTAATAGTGCCATCTGCAATATAAGCATCCCCGATGTATACACCTGGGTTTCGAGTAACACCGTTAACAGTAGTAGTAGATGTTTGTACTATAAATGGTACAACTGGGGAAATTGATGTACCTGGAGCTGCAATAGCAAAAGAGTCTGCTCGTATTAAAAACGTTGAATAAGGTGCAGCAGAAGTCCCAGTATTGGCTAAACCAAAACCAGAAACATATCCATTTGTGTCTACTTTAACTGTGTACTGCCCATTCAACGCAGTTACTTGAGTTGTATTAGTAGATATGGTTGTAGCAAGATCAGTATAAAGCTGTGTTGTTGTAATTGAGTTTGTTAAGCTAGCAATCAAAAGTGCTGGGTTAGTGGCAGTTGCCCCAACTGTTCCACCAGTAGCGTTATAAGGGCCTTTAACATTAGCTAGAGAAACAAACCTAATCCAGTAATAAGCAGTAAGTGAATTACCAACAGAGTCTGAAAAAACGGCAGCTGAAGTTGAACCTACTAAAGTAGCAGTACCTAACGAGTTAGTAGATGACCTCCATATTTCTACGTAAGATGGATTAGCATATGTAGGTGTGTCCCATGCCAAGATGATTGTGGCAAATGCACCAGCCACAGAAAATCCTGTAGGCGCAGGAGGAATTGTGTAATCTGTAAAAGCGTTATAACCACCAGTGCCAGTAGATGTATTTAATATTGCGCTTGATAAACCAGTAGTAATAATTTCTGAATTCGGAAGCGGCTTTCCTGATATGGCACTACCAAGGATAAGTAATGTTTCCCTCATTGGGCGAAGAACTGCCGCAACATTAGGATCATCTATTGCGCTTATTGACGGTATGCCAGGAAGTTTAGGAAGCGCTGCCATTAAACAGTTCCTATTTCATTCATAGTAGTCGCAATGTTTATACGCCTAACTGGAACGTTACCAGTGATTTCAATTTCCCAAACATATGCACGAACAGCGGCAATTCTTACAGGAAAATCCGTTGTTGGGCTACCAGAATAAACGCTTACCCCATCAGCATAGATTGTTATTGTAAGACTTGAACCTGAATGAGCAGCCATATATACCCAGTCAGCATGTAACTGTAAAGCCGCATAACTTACAGGTTTAGGGTGTAGAAACTTCTTTGACTTCCAATCAAATGTTGTATTGGATGTAGTGCTAGTATCAAGGCTATAAACTTTATTGTCTACGTTACTTAGAATATAAATAATTCCAGTTGTAGGTTCTATAAATAAACATCTTACAGAAGCTGAAAAATTTACAAGCGGTGGATTATCTTGGCGTAACATAACAACGCCGTTGTAATTTGAACCTACATTATAAAAACCAATATACATGTCGTTATAAAGCGCACCTATCATTGACGCTGGGTTTAGCGTTTGCCAATCATCCCTTGTGTAAAGCCCTGTTGTAATAACATCACTTTGACCAGACGTAATAGATACCAAACCATTAGGGCTTGCATAAAGAACGCCATATTGATCTGAGGCAATTGAGAATTTAGATACGCACGGCTGAAGCATAGATAGCTTGGACTGCGACATAGATGATGGGCTTGTCCCGGTAACAATATACGGTTCTTTTGTTGTACCGACAAATAAAGAACTCTCGAAAGTACCTAGACCAACTATAGGGTAATCGGTTGTTAGCATATAACTAACAGGCCAAGCATGGGGTAAATACGGCTCACAAAACCATATTTGGTTTCCTGTAAACCCAGCCAAAATCCCGTTAGGCAATGCTACTAAACCTTGAAGGGTTGTAGGGGGTGGTGTGAAATAAAGAGAAGGTAGGGTTTGTCCAAGGTTAGCTGAAGTAACCGTATCAGAAAAACTTGTAATGGAGTAAGGTATTTGGGCAACCAGTTCATACCCTACAGATGTAGACCCTACAACGGAACGATAAATTCTTTTATAGACAAAATTATAATTACCTGATGCGCCTGAGTTTGCAATATTAGCTATAGCTACTGTACCGCCAGAAAAATTTACAGCAATTTCAGCTGATGGTGGACTAGGTGCAGATTCCTCAAGCACGGAACCAAATTGAGTTACATATGTATAAATATATGTTCTTGTTTCTGTAGGGGCTGTTCCCCCAGAAGCAGTTACAGTAGGAGTATCAGTTGGAAATGGTACACCCATTTCATAGGAAACATTAGGAAAAGGAGCAGAACCTGCACTATTTCCACTAGCCAATGCCCAATTAGTTTTCTTCGGGCCGAACGCTGTGCTAGTAAAGTAAAGCCTATCGTCTGTTAAGTCAGCAATTGGCCCGGGGACTACATCAACTACGCTTTCCCACTCTAACCAAATAAAAGATGGGGTAGTACCAGACGGAGCAAAGAATTTATATATTGTTTGCGTGTCAGAATAATAAGGCGTGTAAGCCAAAGTTGGTGATTTCCAAGGACGAATTTCACCAGATTGAAGTTTTAAGTTTGAAGCAACTTGAGCTTGGTTTTGGGCAAGTAAAGTGGGGCCAGTGCGTGGACTAATGCCGGAAAAGTTCTCTACCGTTATTGCACTCATAGCCCCACATCCTTTAAACTTTTAAATCTTCTTCTGTAATAGCTGGAATAACGATTCCGTCACCAAGGTCAACTGTCTTTGGTGCTTCTGGCTCCGCTTTATCAGCTTTTTTGCGCCCTTTAGGAGCAGCTTCGATTTTAGGTACTTCTGTTATCTTGGCTTCTAACTCAACCAATAACTTTTGCCCGTCATCATTTAAAGTAAATACACCGTCAATTCTGTCGCCAACTTTTTTACGGTTAGCCATTTGACCGACAATAATATTTCCGCAAACTAACTCAGCGCCAGAGGCTTGCATAAACTGCTCATAGCTCATCATAATTGAAACTCCTAATTGTTTAAGATGGATAGCATTTTTTGAGTCAGGCCAACCCGATCCTCAAGCCCGATTGTGCCACCATTAATACGCTTGGTCAAAGCAACCCAGTCTTCGTTATCAGCCAAAAGATTGCATTTGTGCGTTTTCCAAAACCAGCCTGCTGACAGCATGGCATACATGGGGGTTGAAACCAGATCGGGGGTTGCTACCAAATCTATTTTGATGGTCTGACCGCAGTGCCAATAGTTATCGTGCCCAGTCAACTGAATAGCACCTCTCCCACGAAACCTGTACCCGTCTCCACTAGCTTCATCTCTGTTTCCGTCACGGCTAGCGTAAGCTCTGTTAGCTATCCTCTCAGGCTGGTGTGCGTACTGTGCAGCATTGGAAGCGTTAAAGTGGCTAGGCCAGACACGAACTAAAGACTCAGCAGAGTAATTTAGACCTTCCTCAAGTTTTGTATATCTACCACTTTCATGTGCAGTCTGAGCTATAAAAGCCGCTATCTCATCGGCGTTATTAATACCAAACGCTACAAGTGTAGTATTGATCGGTTCAACCCAAATGGCAGCTACCCCGATGCCATGCAGATGTTGTGCTGTGACGTTCATTTACCCGCCTTATTAAATAATGATCTTACTTCGTTGTATTTTGCGATACAGGAGTTAAGCTCTGTGATGGCTGCATCTCCTTCTGTTGTGAGGGCGACAATATCTTTAATAGCCTGTCTGTCAGAGTTGCTTGCCTGACTTCCATCTCCAGAGGCGGTATCTGCGGGGGAGTGTACGGAACAGTTGGACGGGAGGCGCAGCTCGCCAGAGTCAATACGAGCATCAATACTAGCTTGCTTGGATTTAATTTCATCTTTAGCTTTCCTTAGTTGCGTGGTGATTTGACTGAATTTCTCAGTCACCTGTTGCTCTTTTGTTCTAGCTTCGTCGTTGAGTCTTGCGATTTCGATGGCATCCTCGGTGGACTTTTGAACGTACCCTTCGTGATGACCATAAGTATAAGTGCCGCCAAGTAAAGCAACAAATACAAGAATAATCCAAGTGTTAGGTATTCCAAACATATTATCCTAACTGTGATCTGATGGTAGCTAAACGCTCACGCTCTGCTTCGTCTAAGACAGGAGGAGAGGTAGGAGGGGGTGGAGGAGTCCATCCAGAAGCAGGTGCAGCAGCCATAGTAATAGTCTGTACAGGAGGGGCAACATAGGCATCCTTATTGTTTTTAACCGCTGTCATCATATTAGTGGCTTCGTTGGTTAAACCTTTAGTCATAATACCGCCTATCCCCCCAACTATGAGGAGCACAATATCGTTTAGCATCTTGGTGTATGCCTGGTCAATAGGAGCCATTGACTTAATTGGCTGGGTTACAAACGTAACTGAATAGAGGAGAGAGAATGTAATGAACGCAAATATGAGTGTCACCATGACAATCACAAAAGCCCTTACCCTAATCTCTATCTCATCGGCATTGAGTCGTGGATTGTTGGGGTTGGGGGTTAGTAGTTTGAGCAGGATTTCCTTCAATTTTCTTCTCCAGGATAGGGGCTACAAGATATTCAGGGCAAGTTTGATCAAACTCGCAGCGAGGTTTTTGGCATTGGGGAGCGCCGAAGTTGTCAGGATTTTGGCAAAAATACCTGTACTGATCTCCACACCCCGCTAATAATATAGTCAATAAAGCGCATATTCTCATTGGTTACTCTTGTCTCGTTGGGTTTCAAGTTCTTTCTTCAGCTTCTCAATTCTCTTTAAATCTGCCGCCATCAGAATTCTCTCTTGGTGAATGTCCATGTACATGAACCCAATGATGGGAAGTACAAGCACAAACAAGAACGCTAACACTATGATGATAATTACGTACCCCCATGTGTCACTCGATTTATTGCCCACATCAGTCCTGCTATGTAAATTGATACAAAAATTACTGCTACTGTGCAAGCACTTAAAAACCAAGCCTTATCAGCTAATTCTCTTGCATCTGCCTCCTTTTTAGCTTTCTTTCTAATTTCTGCTTTTCTAGCAATTTCTTGTTTTGTTTTAACCGTCCCGATCATTGCGTTGACACGGGAATAAAGGTCTTTTAGCTCTGGGGGAACATGATAAATCATGTACTCCGTTAAGTTAACCCTCATGTCTTCCAGCTGGGTTTTTGCCATGACTAGCCGAATAGCTATTTCATACGTATCCCCATCTGGGTCAAAAATCTTTTCTATCCTCTCTTCTTCAGTATGGATTGCATCTGAACAGGCTTTGTAGTTCTTGAAAAATGCAACTAACTGATCCCCAATTTCCGTGTAAAGTGCTTGCTCGTCAAACTTTACTTTTTTCTTATTGCTAGGTTGAGCCGTTTCTTTACTAGCTGTTTCCTTTTGTTTTGGTTCTGAGAACAGACTTGTGATCCATCCCCAGATTCCTGTTACTTCTTTTCCAATTGCCTTTACTTCATTAACTGTCTTTTGAACATCTTTAACTAGGGCTTTTCCCTCGTTGTACATAGAGCACAACTCTTTAACGCCAGCAAATGCAGCGTTGGCAGCTTGGAAAAGAAGTATAAACTCAATGGTTAAATAGTAGGTTGTTCTTCAGCAGGAGGAGCTAAAGGTGGTTGTACATTTACTGAAGCTTGAGCTTGAGCAGCTTGAGCTTGTGCATTTGCGCTATCTACCAATTTCTTTAGTAGCGTTTGTAACGCTGCAATCTTGTGTTCAATAGACTGTGCAATTGCTTGAAGCTCTTGTGGGTCATGTGAAAAATTAAACATTTAGTTTCCTTTAGGTTGATGGTGTTTCAATATATCGTAGAACTACTACGACTACAGAAATTATACAACCCACTATCATTTGATGGATAGGAGTTAGGGATAGCTCAAATAGGAAACCTTGCAATACTGAGAGTATGGCAATAACGATTGCCCACTGCACCTGCTTTGATTTTAGGGTCGTGATGAGTGTGTTCATGGCAGAGTTCCTATAAATGTTGTCAAGTCTGATCCAGTAATAGGATTACCTTCAGCATCGTTTAAGACTACTCCGTTTTGGATGTCTTTTTTGAATTGTTGGTAGTCTGTGTTGTCTGGTACAAATGGAATAAAGGCATTGTCTGACCTTTGAACAACCTGAGATGAATTTCCAGATATTATTGGAGGAATTAATTTATACATCTTATAGCTCCGAATTTACTATCAATAAAACACTTCCAGTTGGAGCATTTTCTAACATAACACCGCCTTGACCTGCGTTAATACTTGAAGCTGTTGCATCAATTAGTAGATTATCTGTGCTTGCGGCAACCAAAGATATTGCAGAAGAGGTGCTATTTCCCCATCCACCACTTTGAGTTAGAAACCATGATACAGTTCCAAAGGTTACTGTAGGCGCTACCCTCATTGGTTGTCTAAGAGGAAAGCCGCCTCTTACGTTTGTTGTGCTACCACCTTCTACAGACCAAAGATATGTGTTGTTACCTGCCGCTCTTAAAACATAACAATACCTTTGACACAACTGTAACTCAGTACCATAAGGACGATAATCAAATGATGTTGCTTGGGTTCCTACTTCTAGTTGGACTCCTGTTAAATATAAAACAGCATTAGCATTAGCCACCAATTGAACTGTTCCTGTTACATTTAAATAGTTACCAGAAAACCAAGAATTAGTTGTAGATGTTGATTGCGATGAACCTGTACCAAGATTAAAATCTATAAGAAAACATCCCGCATTAGTAGTGGGAAATGAACCTGATGTTGGGCCAGGTACAGTTATAGTTATGTATGTCCAAGTATTAGCAGACGTTATTGTATAAGTTGTTGCATACGTTAACGCATTAGAATAGTTTTGTAATATTAGTGAGTAATTACCAGTAACGCTTGCATAAACCCAAAACGATATAGTTACGGCTTTAGCATTAGAAGTGCCCCATTGCAAATCTGAAACATTTAAGCCTTCAATATTTTGTCTAAGTTGACCATATGTACTAGACCCAATAGAGTAAGCACTAGAACTATTTTGAAGCCCAAAATAATAAGAAAAACCAACAGGCGGTGTTATTGAATTTAAATTTTGACCTACCGTTAATTGAGAACCAAAATTAAAAGAATGGTTCCATCTATCAATAGCGTATCCACTTGAGGAAAGAGCTACAGAATTTGCCCCATTGTATTGACTAACTCTAAAATCACCATTAATAATTCTATTCTTCATAGAATAGTATTGCGCTGTCGTTTGGAGCATCCCTGAGGGTACTTGGGTCAACATATTACACCTTTGCTTGTGATGCTACTTGAGCTTGATAGGCAGAGATTACATCCGCAGTCCATACTGCTTCGCAGATAGCCTTTACCTTTGGATCTTGGGTTGTGATGTTATCCCCAGGGGTTAGTACCCATCTAGAAAAGTTACGAGCTATTTCATTGCCAGAGTCTGTTATAACCTGAGCTTGGCGTACTTGTACAACACCGTTCTCTAGGACTTCGATACGATCTATTGTGGTTGTTGATGCGAGTGTCATTGTGACTCCTTAGAAATTGGCAATATAGGTCATTGAGAATTGAATTTCACCACTACTGGATAGGTTGCTGTTTAGTAATTGAGTTGGAGCACCGCCACCATTTGCAATTGCAAATACATTTAAATTTGTTGTTCCCCCTGTACTCGTTATTTCAGGGACTGTGCCTGATGTAAACGACAAACCACTAACATAACCAAAAGAGCCAGTTGCTCTTCCATAGGTTGTGCCCCCCAAAGTAAAGGGTAAATTTATTGAAATAACCCCACTACCACCAGAATTAGTAGCCCATAACAAACCTACTCCAACAGTAACTATATTTCCAACTTTTGTGTAATATCCTACCTGCCTGTTATAAGTAAAAGTCCCTGTTTGAAATGCGGGAGTCCAAGTCCCTGTCTCATAGTCAGTCAGCGTAGATGCACCAATAGCACTTGAGTTGTTAAAGTTTATACCCGCATTAGATACAGGAATGTTTATATTGCCACTTGAATTGACAAGGCTTGCTAAGTATTGTGCGTTAGACATTATGCGCTCCTTACCATTGCGGCTTGAAATGATGCTTGTATTGCGGCAGAACCACAATTTAAATTTCCACCAGAGCTTTGATATGTGTATATTTCAACATAATCAGTTGAGCCGTTTAAATACGCTATTGCAGAATTTGTCATTTCAATAGTTGAAATTGAATTTATTGAGTAAGCACTATTTTTGTATCCAGTACCATTTTTGTAAATAGAAACAACCGCAATTCCAGAACCTGCTGAAATAGTAATACCTGCATTTATTTGATAATAACCTGCTACAGAAGGAGTAAATCTATAATTTGTTGTTGCATCGTAATTATTGTTTGTGTCAAATTCTTTTGTGTTATAGGCAATTTTTGTGTAAGCGCCATTTGGAATAGATTGCAAGGCAGAACCATAAGCACTAAAAGCAGGGCCTGTAGCTCCTACATTACCCGCAAGATTGCTTTGACCCACACTACCCGCAGTATTTGGTATAGCATTAAGCACAGAGCTAACCAAGAATGATTCTGTAGTTACCAGATCACCTGCCGTTGCCGCATTAGTTAGAACTACTGTCGTACCATTAGATGCCGTGTAGTCTGCTGATCCCAGTCTTACGCCGTTCCTATATACGCTGATAAATCCAACTGTATAAGATGGTGGTGTGAATGTGGTTTGGCTTGCCGTAGCAGTAAATTCTGTTACCGTCCTGTACGCCGTTGTTGTTACATTGGATGCGGGTATACCTAGATACCTTGCGCTGATGTTGCCTGTACCTGTTGGGGGCGCGGCTGAGAATGTAAGCGTTGTACCCGATACTGAATATGTGCTTGGGTCTTGCAGAACACCACCTACGGCAACCAGTACTGATGCTGTGTTAGCAGGAGCCACAGACATTGTAAAGATTTTGGTTGAGTTATCTCCGCTGAACTGATCAGTGAGAAATGCAACTTGGTAGACGGGGTTTCCTATGTACATTTTTTATTCCCCAGTGGGCGCCTCTTCTTTAGGCTTTTGTTGTTCTTGCACTTCTCTAGTAATAGCATCTATGAGTTGTCTAACTTCCCTGTGAGGTTGGTTATCTAGATACTGCATTAGTCCGTTGAATACTTGTGCTGAGAGTTTGATTTCGTTCATTATGCTACCTTTGCTTCTAGAGCTGTTACTTGTGCGGATAGTTCCTGAATGGCTTTTACCATTGTGGGTATCATGTCACCCATTTTTAAACCAAGTTTTTCTATTTTGTTAGTTCCATCTTCATTTTCAGAAAAAACATAACTATCAACTAGGTCAGGCAATACAGATTGAACTTCTTGAGAAACAAAACCTACTACGTTAGTTCCTGTAATTCCTGATTCTGCTTTCCAATCAAACCTTCTTGGTTGCAATTTAATAATTTCAGCAAGACCTGTATCTAAAGGTTTTACATTTGTTTTTAAAGTTTGGTCAGAAATAGCCGTTATAGATGTACTTGTGGAATAAATTTGACCACTACCAGAAACATAAAATTTATGAGTTCCACCTGTACCATCATATAAATAAGCATAATCGGTAGCATTAGAATTTGGTGCGTAAAAATAAATTCCTCTGGGGTTTGTTGAATCGTTATTTATTGCTTGAAATATAAAAGAACCGTTTAACGAAGAACTAAATATTCCAAGATTTGAACCACTTGTACTTGTTAAACCAAGTAATAATTGACCACTATTATTTAGTGTCATTGCTTGGGTGAAGGTACAAGCAGACCCTCCTGTTCCTGCTGCTGTGCTAATTTGCCAAATATGTTGACCATTTGTTTGGCTATATTGACTTGCATAATTACTTCCGCCAGTATATTTAAAATAAGTTGCACCGCCAGAAACATAAGAATTGTGTTGAAGATAAGTTAACAAACTTGTGCTACTAACAACAATGTCAGAAACTGATGTAGATGCACCAATTTCAATATTTTTAAATCTACTATCAGACCCAACAGGAGTAACTCCTACACCCACGTTTTGTGAGTTATCTATCGTTATTGCAGTAGTACCGTTATTAGTTTGAAGTAATAAGTTAGTAGATGCGGCACTTGTTATCGTATTGGTTGTTGTTGTTCCACTAAGCGTTAAATTGCTTTGTAGTTGTAATGTTCCAACCGTACCCGCTGAAGGCTGAATAACCTGTGTGATTAAGCTCGTGTACTCAACCCAGATGTTATTTGTTCCACTTGGGGGCGCAGATGCAAACGTAATCGTGCTACCTGAGACTGTATAAGCCGATCCAGGATTTTGAATAACGTTAGCTACAGACACAATCATCTGATACACAGATGCCACTGGGCGTGATAGCGTAAACGCAGTTGTACTGGCGTTACCGCTGAAGAAGTCTACAGCAGGTGTAAAGCCTTGGTTTTGGGCTGAGTTACCTATATACATATTAAGCGATCTGTAAGACTGATAATGTAGCGTCCATAGAACTTGCAGTTCCTGAAACAACTGTAAAAGCATCCCCTGTGTTTAACACAAGTTTACCATCACCACCAAACAAGGCAAGTGACCCGCCAACGGGGATCGTTGCATTATTAACAATATAGTAGTTAACTGCTGAAGCTGTAACATACACACTAACCGTAATTGGGCTAGTTGTCGTGTTGGCTAAAGTTAAACCAATTGCAGTAGTCTGCGTTGCAGAAGCTGCAGTAACTAAAACTACCGGAGTAGTACCTACTGATTTACTGTTGTATCTTGTAAATGTATTTGCCATGTTTTATCCTAATGCAATTGATAAGGCTACCGCTGTTCCTGCAGGGTCTACTTGAAGGTTTGTTTGTGCACCTGCTACTGTGATAGCACCTGTTCCGCCGTATGCTAACGGTAGGCCACCTGACCCCCACTGAACATTGTTTGGCATAAAGGCATAACCAGCCCACCCACCAGTGGCTGTAGCATTAGACGTAGAGTAGAAGTACCCCGCTGAACCAGTTACCCCAACAGCAAGAGTATTACCACTACTGTCTTGAATAGTTACGCTACCTGTAGAGTCATTGTCGATGATGTACGCTGTACCTACAGGAATAGTTGTCTCATCAGGCAACTTAACAGTTTGATTAGAAGTACCTTTGAAGTTTTGAATATATGTTGACGCAGCAGTCATAGTGGTTGTGCCACCAGAAGTTGTTACTGCTGTATATCCAGGAGAATCGTTGTTATACGAGACGTTTCCATTAGCATCTTTAGCAACTAATCCACTTGCTGCATTAAGCGCATTAGCTAGGGCTGTAGCAACACCAGTACCAAGCCCTGATACACCTGTACTAATCGGCAATCCAGTTGCATTAGTTAATACACCACTAGAAGGTGTTCCTAAGGCTGGCGTTACTAAAGTTGGGCTAGTTGCTAGAACAATTGAACCAGTACCAGTAACCGTATTACCAAGAGCAGTAACTGTGCCGCTTGTAGGCAAAGTCAAAGATGTAGTAGCCGTCGCAGTTAAAGTGACACTATAAGCACCTGCATGAACTACATTACCTGCAATAGTAATCGTATTTGATCCATTATTTACTCCTGTACCTCCGTTTGCAGAAGGTAATACACCCGTAACTCCAGTTGTAAGTGGTAAACCAGTTACATTGGTCATTGTTCCACTAGCGGGTGTTCCAAGAGTAGGAGTAATTAAAGTTGGGCTAGTTGCTAAAACAACAACGCCTGTTCCCGTAGGAGTAGCAGCTAAAGCCGTTGCGATTCCTGTACCAAAACCAGTAATACCAGTGCTTAGGGGTAATCCAGTTGCATTAGTTAATACACCACTAGAAGGTGTTCCCAAAGCTGGAGTGACTAGAGTTGGGCTAGTTGCTAGAACAACGCTACCAGACCCTGTGGGCGTAGCTGCTAAGGCTGTTGCAATTCCTGTACCAAACCCGGTTATTCCAGTACTTAAAGGTAAACCAGTCACATTGGTCAAAACACCACTAGAAGGTGTTCCTAAAGCTGGAGTGACTAGAGTTGGGCTAGTTGCTAAAACAATTGAACCAGTACCAGTGACCGTATTACCCAAAGCCGTTACAGTACCGCTTGTAGGTAATGTCAAAGCTGTTGCACCAGAGGCTGTTAAAGTAACGCTATAAGCACCGACTGTAGCTAAAGTAGATGAGTTAGCAAGAGTTAAAGTTCCTGTGGTAGTGCTTACAGTCAACCCACTTATGGTTGTCCCTGTAATTGTCCCTCCTGTAATAGCAACGCTATTAGCAGTTTGTTGGGCCATGTTGTTAAGCGTAGCAAGAACAACGTTTAAATTAATAAAGTTCGTATCGACTTGCGTATTAGATAGGGGCGCACCAATAACGGTAGCGCCTGTACCTGCAGTTGACCGTGTACTTAGTGTTGTTGCTAAACTCATAATTTACCTTTTAGCTAATTGTTATAGCCCAAGTAATCGACATTGAATCCAAAGCACCTTTGTTGACTACAGCAAAAACTGTATGAGCAAGCATAGTTCCAGCGCTTGAAGCATTAAAAATACCAGCCTCAGTTACAGCTCCTGTACCTACACCAGCCCCTAACGTAGCTACATATGTACCTGTTGCGCCTGTGTATGTGGCACTAGAAACAGCAGTCCTAGACCCAGAAATTTCAGTTCCAAGCGTAGTGTCTCCAACAGCAGCAGCAGTTGTGTTTGAACCAACTGCCATATAGCCCATAACAGTTTGGCTTGTATCAAACATACGAGCCACAATAAAGTTTTTACCAACCGTAGTAACTAAATTAGTTTGACGTTGTTCTTTAACAACACCATCTGGCCCAGTAATTTGAAGCGTAACTAGACCAGTTACAAGTAGTTTTTCTTCGATCATAATCTACCCTTTAAGAAAATGTTGCAGAAGCTCCGACATAGTCAGCAGCAAAATAAGTTATATCACAATAGCCTTGACACACCAATGATCCAGAACTACCAACTGAAGCAATATCAGAACGTGTATCTGCAAAAGACCATGTTAGACCTGAATAAATACTTGTGTCAATTGCAGTGACGGAATCGGAAAAACTTCGATAAAACGTATTATGCAATGATATAGCGTCAGAAGATAGTACAGGATCAGAATAAGTGTTGGTAGCAGAGTAATCTGAAGCAAAATAACCAGGGATTGTGTATGTTTGTACACTAGCAATAGTAGCTCCTGGCTCATAATATACGTGTGTAAATTGATTACTTCTTACATCAGATTGAGTAAACCCATCTGCAAAAGTTCTGGATGTACTTTTGGCAATAGACTCACCAGCTGCAACAGTATCAAAATATTGTCTGTTATAAGCCCAAATAACTCGGTAGTTATCTGTAGCCGACATAACTTCGTAATTATTTTTGCCACTAAGAATCGTAACTTGATCTAGTTTACTAACAGAATCTGCATAAACTCTGTTATAAGCCATCCGAACAATCGTATTATCAGATGTAGATACATAATCACGAATATAACGAACTCTACCTGTTGAATCTAAAATAACTGCGGCAGCAAGATTTATATAGGCAATTTCCACTGCAGGAATCATATATTCTGCTGCAATAATAGGAACCCTATGTGCTTCTGTAACCGATAAGTTTACAAAAGCAACGCTAACTGCTAGGGATTGTCCATTATTTACAGCGTTAACCATTAAAACTCTGCCTTAACTAGAAATTTTAATGTTTGGTAAACTGTTTGCACGCTAGTGTCAGGGAAAGTAATAACAATTTCGCCTTCATAGTTCCCTGCTGCACCAGACAGCATTAAGGGGTTAGATATAGGAAAAAAAGTAACTTGCCCTGCACTACCATTAGTAACTGATCCTATTACTGTAGCTTGAAGCGTTGTAGACCCAACTGCTCGCATTTTTAAAACAACTGTAGCTCCAGCTATATTAACTACTGCCCCTGTAGTCTCGTCTGTAATTGTGCAAACAATTGCTGGTGCTGTGTCACCTTGAACAAGTTTAATAATGTTGCTCATGTCCACCTCTGGAATTCAATATTGACAGCGGCTCTAGTTAAACCACGGTTAACTCTTTCCCTAACTTCGTTTGTTGCGTCAAAGAAACGTTTTCTATAGTCCATTGCTGCTTTAGGATCATAGTATGGCTGCCCTGGAGTGCCATAAAGTCGTGATCTTGCACCAAAACAAATCTGCTCTAAGAAATGTTCATAAATAGGGTATGCAATCGTTGTAGACGCCCTTGTAGGCGCTTTTGCTACTAATACCTTCATGGGTGTTAATGGGTTTGTAAATGACGGCCTAGGTACGATATTCATTACATGGTTTCTACGGCGGTAAAAATAGTAAGGTTGCCCTTGCATAGTTTGCCAATCATTTGCTCGGTAAATCTTTGTGAGTTGTTCAACTGATTTAGGTATCAATAGTACGTCACCGTACCAAGCCTCTACGATATCAACTACTGTATATGTTCCATCAATATACTCACCAAGATCATACCAATCAATATTAGCTATAGGCGTAATATTACTTACGTTTTCTTGAAGATACCTAGTCTTTTCGCAAAACTCAATTGTTGCATTTCTAATAGCTTGAGTAACCACGAGTTCAGGCACATCAGGCAAATACGGGATAAGCTCTGACATAAAGAGGTCGTAACTGACTTCTGTATCTTCATAATAGCTCATGAATCAGACCCTCGAACAGCAGGATTACGTACGCCAAGAGCATTGTCAGGTGCAACTTCTTTCTCTGACTTGTCTTTGACAGCGATAGCAGCAGTAAATGTAGACAAATACAACTGCGCAAGTTGAAGACCTGGTGCATATTCAGCATCTTTGCTACATGCTCTATACATTATGTAGTCAAGAAGAGCAGATGCGAACACATCAAAAATTGGAATAACTTGACTAAGAGTTAAGTTGGTAGGCTGTTGGGAATAATTTAACTCAATGTATTGACCGCCTATCTGGGGCGGATAAACATAGAAAGCCATTTGGTCTTCTATGTCATAAATAAAATTCTTTACTTCGGCAGTCGCTGTATCTGTATGCCAGTAAGGATTGAAAGAATCCATGACTTCACGAGAAATTACACGGATAGCACGACCAGGAGTTGCGCCGTCAGAACCCATATTTCTATGAACACGAAGCAACATCCACCCATCGCTAGGTATGGATTGCCTTGTGCCAGCAACAAGCTGGACATTAGATATCTTAGAGGTAGCATTTGGTTGCATCGTCACAATTTGACGAAGGCCATCATTTAACCACCCTAAAAGCTCGGCAGAAGTCCACCGTACGTTAGCGACGTCCGTTAACTGCAGTGCTGCATTATTAACAATGGTTTGCGCTGTAATAGTTCCCATAAATCCTCATAGGAAAGTAGGGGCACAAGGCCCCTACAGATTAGCCAGCGTGTGCTGCGAACCAAGTCAGTCCATCTGATGTGATGAACGTTGTTGATTTGACTGTTGTGATACCGAATGGTAAGTTCGCTGTACCGTAGTTAATTGTTCCACTAAGAGGGGGATAAACCAACAAAGTATTAGCACCATTGTTGAATACAGTAATAAAAGCAGAACCTTGGTTCGTCAATTGAGCTGTATTGAATGTAGTACCAACAGTATTGAAGTGAGCAATATCATTTACGATCTGATATGGCTGACCTGCTCCGCCTGTAAGCGCTGTAACTGCAGTTGTAGAAGTTTGGCTTGTACCACTTCCAGTTACTGTAGCTGTTTGTGAGTTTGCAGTGCTTAAAACAATTGGGCCGCTATAGTCACCGCCAGAAACCTGAGCTGCTGTATTAGACCATTCGCCGACGCTAACAAGTTTTATTTGTGATGTCATTTTTTCACCTATTAATTTGGGTTGGAAAGAACGGGGCCGAAGCCCCATTCATCTATTAGCCTGCTGCTACCAACAAAGCCAAACCGTTAGGTTGAGTAACTTGAGTACCATAAACATTCAAGCCACGAACCAATGTACCGAAATCATTGGGATTCTGTAAGCTCTCAACTTTAGCAATTTGTGATGCAAAAGTGATTGCAGACTTATGTCCAGCAATGATAGCGTGACGCTTTAATGCACTGGCTTCAGTTCCAGTAGAACCGTTGGGGTTTGTCCAAGCGTTACCTGCTGTACCTCTTGGTACTAAGTTAGACACATAAACAGTGAAACGGTCGATCATACCGATCTTGCCATTACGGAGAATAGAAGAAGCATCACCCATAAACTGAGCCTGAGCCAAGTTAGATTGCATGAGGATTTGACGCTCTGTAGGAGTAATGATTAACCAACGATCTGTCTCAGGAACATTAGACTCGTCCAATACGCTTGACAAAGCTGTGATGCTTTGGAGAATATTAGAAGCTGTCAAAGTTACAGGAGCCAAGTCAGTACCTAGGTTGAAAGCACCAGAAATAGCACCAGCTGTAGCTCCTTGGTTAGCAGCTGCACCTTGGTTGAAGTTTGTGTACAGAACGTCTTTGTCGATCTGAATCTTCATTTGCATAGAAGCGTCATTGGTGAACATGTCCATCAATTTTGGCTTTGATTGGAGTTCAAGAACGTTGTTAACGTTAACACCGAAGTACTTACCATGATTGATAGTCAAAGTAATTGTGTTTGGAGCTGGAACGTCATAATTCAAAGACTGACCAACACTATAAGAATAGATGTTGATTGTTGGGATTGTGTTGATAATCACGGTATCACCCATACCAGTGATATCGCCTTGCCAATCAGTATTAGCGATTTCGCCGAAAACTGTAGCTGCGTAGAATTTCTGAGCTAATTTACCAGACCAAAGGGCTGGAATAAATGAACCAGAATAGGCTGTGCCTGAGTAGGCAACCTGACCAGCGGGGCTGTTAAAGCCACCAGAGTTAATGGGATAGGCTGCTGCTGCGGTAATTGTTGACATGATTTACATCCTTTAAAAAACAAATTGTGGGATGCAACCAATGTGGGTGTACTATCTTATACGACCTTCAGCAATGGCTGCATGGATATCTTTTTCCATTTGAGCCGCTTGAGTATCGTCCAACATTCCCCTTCTCCAGTCTTCGTAAAATTGTGTTATTTGGTTTTGATCCCAAACAGGTTTACTATCTGAAGTAGCAGGTGGTGGCGAATTTTTCGAGCGAGTCGGTGCTACTTGACGCTGAAGCTGTTGCTGTCTATTTTGTTGGGTTTGTTGCGCAGGTGCTAATGTAGCTTTATATTGTTTAAAAATATTAGCTGTACGATTTACATCAAGGGTTTCAAACGCATTATTAAGTGCGTACTGTCTTGGAAGTCCGTAAACTGGATCAACTTCAGCTAACCAGGATAAAAACCCTTGGTCAACATTCATTGCTTCCCAATCAGGGACTTGTTGTGCCAGGCCAGAAAAGAGGCGGTCTTTATCAGATACCACTTGTCTTTCACTAACATTACCAAGTTTACCTTGTAGTTCGTCAATTTTAGCGGTTAACTGAGCTTCACGATTTCGAAAATCCGATACCTTGGCTTCAGTCGCCCTGTCAATCAAATCCAACAAATCAGGCCCAAAGGCTTCTTTGTCTTGTTCAGTGATAAGAGACTTAACGTTAGCTTGAGCAGGTGCTTGCTGTTGTGTTTTAGCTACGGCGTTTTCTGCAATGAGTTGTTGGAGTTGTCCATTCATCTCACGCATTTGCGCATGTAGCCTAGGTACTTCAGCGTCGTACATTCCTTTTAAAGTTAGGTACTTGCGTTCCCATACTTCTTCAGAAACTGCTGGCTTTTGTTCTGGCTCTTGCGAAACGGTTTGCTGCTGTTCTAAATTAGGAGCTGGCGGATCGTTTGGTGGTGGATCATTTGGTGTAGTCTCCGGGTTTTGCCCGGTCTGCCCATTTAACTGTGCTACCAACGCATCTGCTGCGTCAACTTGCTCTTGAACTGCTTTTGGCAATGCCATTTCTATCTCCTTCGCTCCGACTACGCTTCAGAACTCCGCCTTGACGGTCTGTTCATATTCGCTTACGGTCTGCTACTTGGTTTAAATTTTCTAATGTGACTCTATGCTCCGACTTAACGGTCTGCTCAAAGTCTGCGGGTTTTTGCTAGTAAATTACCAGCGTCTTCAATAAAATCTAGGAGTTCTTTAAGCTCCAAACTACGACCTTGCAGCCGTGATTTCATTCCTTCGTTTTGCTCAAAACTCAGATTCTCTAAAGTTTCTAACCTTCGAGCTTTTAAGAATTCTAACAGAGGTTTCATCTCTTCGGAACGTAGCAGTGAAAAACATCTTGCTACTCGCTCGTCAATGCGAACCACTTACTTTGACATTCCGTCTGTTTGGGCTTCTTCAACGTGGTACTCTTTTCCACCACGCTTACCGAGTTCAAAGTTGCCGCCGTCTTTACCGCCAGCGCCTTCAGACTTGGAGCCTTTAGACATACCATCGCCTTTGCTAGTTTCTTGAGTTAGCTCTTTACCTTCACCTTCGCTTTTGCGCATAGGTTTGTAATCGCCCTTGACGTTTTCTTCAGAAAAACCTTTTTTCTCGTTAACTTTCATTTAAATACTCCTTTGTGTGAATTATCTACGATGAACGAAGTTTGTCAACTACCAACCCCGGCTTGAGGCGCAAAGTTGTTAGCTACTGGCGCTCCGTTCATCAATTGAGCACCCATAGTGGGTTTGGGTGGCGTACCGCCCGCTTGTGCTTGACCCATCTGCTGGGCCATAGCTGCTTGTTGTTCGGCTTGCTGTTGAGCTTGTTGGTTAGCCATTTTTTGTTTAATGATCTCAACAGGCGGCACAATTTTATCAGGGTTAAGTTCCAGTTGCTTAGCCATTTGGCGTAAAAGTTCTGCAATTCCGTCCATGCCGACAACTTGCTCAACCACTGGGCTTTGAAGCGCCATTTGCAAGAACTGAGCTTGACGCTGAGCAGCTTGCTCTTTAACCATGATGGCTTCAGCACCGTGGGCACGTACATTAACGTCGCCCTTCAAGTCTGGATCATCCCCGTACCTCATGTTGTAAAAGTACAACCTATCAATAGCTGGCTCAAGAACATTCTTGTCGATATTGCCTACAACTTGCTTGATAGATTTACCAGCATTGCCCATAAGCATAGACATACCAGTTGCTGTTCTACCTGCACCACCCGATGCACTGTCGCCAGTCATATAGCGTGGAATACCTGTGTACTCGTCTGCTAAAACGGAAAACTTTTCGTAGACTTCCATGAGTTCAGCAGCTAACGAATTAGGCTGGAAGAACTGCATCGGAGGAGCAGAACCTGCAAGTGGGTCGCTAGTAACCTGCCAAATCTTCCAAGGGAACATCTGCGTTAAGTTTTCACCCTGGGGTAGACGATCTACGTTGTAAACAACCTGAGGGCCAGATGCAATAGACAAGTTATTGACTAAAGACCTTGCAGCAGCGTTACAGACGTCCTGGGTATCTCTGGCTAGGTCAGCTACTGAATTGCCCCAAAAAGCCCCTGGAATCTCTTCATAGGACGCTTTAAAGTACGGTTTGCGACCAAGTGGATCAGGATTGATAACAGCTTTAATAACCCAATTACCAACAGTCCATACTTCTACAGGGTAATCAAGAAGAGCGTCTGGAACTTCTTCCTCATCCATACCCCAGTCAAGCAATAGTTGTCCTTGTACATTTCCCCAAAACTGAAGCGCATCAATCAACTCAGACGGGTTTTGCTGAACGCCCATTGTTGACTTGCCTTCAGCAGCGGCCTTGTTCATGTCAACGTAAATCCAGTCACGCAGACCGCCTTTACCGTATTCTTCTAAAACGCCTCTGATCGCTCCATCGCTGTAGCCTTCTACGCCAAGCAAAGCAACTAGATCTCCCCTGTGAAGCTTATGTCTCTCGATTAAGTAGCCGTCGTCAATGTAGGACGAGTCAGCAGCTGGATAAATATTAAACGGGTCAACTCTTTCCCATTCAAGGGTTAGTTCATCTTTAATGTCAAGAACGTAATCTTTGCCTTGTTTAACCCATTCCATCTTAGGCTTCTTGCGAACAACAGGCCCTTTTAAGATCGCACTTGGGAAAGTAACAATATCATCAATGAATTCTGTAAACGCTTTTACCCAGTTGCCCTGCGACAGCTGATCTTCCATCTTAACTTCCATACGCTCACATGTACGCCACGCAACATCTTTCATGTGTGACGTAGCCGCATCTTTCATCTCAAGCAAACGCTCACGTACTTGTTGATCTGTAGGAGGCTGACCGCTTAGGTAGAGCTGTTTAATCTCTTGCTCAGCTTGTTGAATAATACTTTCAACTTCGTTAGGCGGTAGGTCTGGTATTGGGCTTGGCTCTATCGTCCAAGGTTTATCTTCTGAAGCTTGTAGTAATGTATCTTTTAACCAGCTTGATGCAGCCCTGCATTTATTGGCTGTAAGCATCATGTATATTGTTGAGCTTCCTTGCTCACGTAGCTGAGCTAACTTATCAGGGTCGTATTCACCTCTACGTTGGCGAACACTTTGAAGCATTTTATTTTCTGCAGTCTGCTGCTTTGCAAGCATACAAGCTGTCCATTTCATCTTGACATAACTTGCAAGACTACGGACTAATGTTGAAGAATTTTCTATCTGCGCTTTCGCTCGCTCTTCTTGTTGAACAGCTTTCAATGACTTAATGTTTACTAGCCCGCCGTAGTTCACAGAACCCGGCGCAGCTGAATTAGTCATGTTTAAACCTAATTGCATATTAATTCCATACGTAAGGTACTTTGTGAACTTTCACCGCCTTCTTCTCCCATGCGTCTCCGTTAACATTTCCGTCGGCATGTAGACAAGCATACTGATGAGCATCAGCAATGTGTGAGTGCGAATTTTTTTCCGGCTTGTCATCAGCTTCGCCGTTTTGTCGTATTTTATACCGATACCCGCCTCTTAGTGCAGGAATTAAATGTACACAACTCGGATCAATTAAATGACCGGGCTTTCCGTCAACTGTTCTAGTGAGAAATTTATCAACTGCGTTTACCCTTGCAACAACGCTGTTTGACTTGGCTGAAAGAACTCTAAACCCCTCAGCCTTCAAAATATCAAAGACGCTTTTCTCGTCTGTCTGCGCCCGCTGACTACCTGCTGGGTCTCCGATGATTAGCACATTCATACCAGGAAACTTGTTGGCAAGCAGCGGTTTTAGTTTCTCTCTACTGAACCGTAAAATACCCATGCCCTCTGAAACAAGGTCTGCAAACGTAAGCAATCTACCCTGCATATCCACTTGATTTATAGTGCAAGCTGGGGTTAACCCGAAGTCCATCCCAATAATTAACGGGTGGGTCGCAAGTTTTATATGGATCAGTGGTTTTTTAGCAACATGAATATCTCTATCAAATGAACCAAACACAGGTTGACCACTTAAAGATTTACCAAACTTACCATGAACGTATACGTCAATCCAGTCGTCTGACTTGCCTTCACACAGATTTTCGTAATACCCATCAGGCAAAAACTCAACCCAGTCAGCTTCTTGTGATAGCCCTGATGGCTGTATTGTCACGTGCATGTTGCTTGCAGGATCAGCAAGTATTTTTTCCCAAAACGTATCAGCGTCCGGTGGGTTAGTAGCTCCCCACACTTTGTGAACCTGCTTGCCATTATCGTCACAGGCTCCAACACCGTTCATGGTTTTGTCAGGGTATCTACCTAGACGACCCGTTAGGGCATTGTAAATATCAGGATTTATTTCCCTGAACTCATCCATAACTCCGAAAGTAAGCTGTAGAGATAACAAGCGCCGTACATCATTAGCATCATCCAGCCCCCTGAAAAGAATTTCACACTCTACGTCGTTGAACTTGAGCAAAAATTTACTGTTTGTCTTCTCTAAGATACCTGCTTCCCCGTCTGGAAACCATTTTAAAAAATCAGGGATTGTCGTATCCCATAGCATCTGACGAGTATTACGAATGACAGCGCACCGACTGCGGCGTATGCCGTCACTACCAGCTTTAATTTTTGCTGCCTCATAACTAATCTTAATTAACGAAGCCGTTGTTTTTGTCGAACCAACGGGGCCAACAACGAAGTTAGCAAACTTCTCACTGGTTAAGAACGGTACAACTGAAGGACTTGGTGTGTAGACTAGGTTAGCCATCTATTGTTACAGGCTGTGAACCTTTGGGTATGTTGATCGTAATACTAAACTGTGGTTTGCCGTCCCCAGCACTAGCTTCTTTTTTAGGCGCTTTGATCCCTGCAATCTCAACGAGTGAGTTAAGCACCGCTTGCTTTTGAAGAATAGTACTGTCTGTACCTATGGTTTGCTTGAATAACTCATTCATCAACTGATCTGCCATAAGGCCAGCTTTAAGCCTAAACGTAACGCCTTCTTTCTCAAACTGCGCACGTTGATTTTGAACCGCACTAATGAACGGCCCCCACTGAGAGATTTGCTCCCAGCGTTCATTAGTCAAGCCTAAGCGTCTTGCAATATCGGCCGGATTCTCCAACCCTGCAGCGCACTCCCACACCAACTGGGGCGGGACATCCAACGTTACATGAGGTTGACTAATGTCTGCTGGAAGCGCAAACTCATAACTGTCTAAAAACCTAGATAGATCGTCTTCATCCATTTTGCTTTGGTTTTGAATTAGCAAGGAATCCATTCAGCGCTCTCCTCATTAATTCTGACATCGTTAGTCCAGTTTCTTCAGACTGCTTACGCAGTTCAATGATAAGAGGCTCAGGTAAATAAAAGTTGTATCGTTTCATTTAGCATTTCCAAGCTTTGAGAGACTTATTAATCCTTGAATCAGGATCATTCTTCTTCTCTGTACCAGTCAGCTTCTTTTTCATTCCTTCCATACGAGCACAGAAAGAATCTTTGCGTGGGCCGCCTTCTGGTTGTGGTGGTTTAAGGTTGTGACCTTCTTTTTTAGCAGAGGCCCTCCCCTTGGCGTTTAGACCGCCGTTAGGATTTTTGCCTTCCTTGCGTTGCCAAGCGGGAGTTGTAGCCATTATTTTTTCCTTAGTTTACCTAGTGTTTCTGCTAGACGAGCTTCCTTGCCTTCCTTACCAGGCTTCTTAGCCGCCGCTTCAAGCTTAGCTTTAGGAATTTTTTTACCTTCGGGTACTCCAAGTTTTTCATGCAAAGCCCCTTTGTTTTTTGTTGCACCAGCGATCCAATTTTTTGTAGCCATGATTACTTTCCTTTCTTAGCGTACATTGCAGGAGACTCTTTACCAGACTTAAGTCGTTTAGCTTCAGCCATCAAAGTTTTAGAAGAGGCTTTCTCGCCTTCACCCTTTTCACCTTTAACGTACTGCTTTTCGCTAATCTTCCCTTTCTTTAAATCTTTAGCTTCTGTCATCTCTTCTTTTTTAGATTCTTTACCTTTGAATATTTTTTTCAGATTGGTAGCCATGTCATCCTCCTGTGATAAAAGTTGTATTATCATACACAACGCAACGTTTTTGTTGTTTTTAATTTTTTCCGGAGAAAAATTATGCTAGACCTTATCGAGACAATCCTTCGTGAATTTCGTATCTTTTCCCAAGATTTTTATACTTTTCGTGACCAAATGCAAGCATTTATTGACTCCCAGTCTGCGGTTACTGATGCTGTGGCTCCTGCTGTTGCTGATCCCGTTCCTGCCGTGGCTGCTCCAGAGCCTACTCCAGCTTCAACTGTCGAGCCAACCCCATCTGTTGTAGATAATGTTGCTACTGCTGATACTGTAACTATTGAAGTTACCCCAAGCGCTTAAGTCTTAGACAATTTAGTGCTGCCCACTTCGGTGGGCTTTTTTATGGGCGCTCGGTATTTGTTGTGGCTAATATACACAACATGTAAAAATTTGACCTTGCGATGTGTGAAACGGATGAGGTGGGGGGCGGCGTGTCATGGGCGTGTCCCTCTCCCTCTCCCCTGCTGTCGTTTGTCGTGTCAAAACCATTAGTGTAGGGACGATCGTGTCTCTCGCTTCAAGCTCATTAAATTGGCAACGTGTTTATATTTGTGCGGTACTTCGTGCCTTTGCCTTAGTGTATCAGGTCAAGTGTCGAGAACATGGGTATATTTGCGTGAAGTTTAATCATTAAAAATTCGACTCTCGGATGTGGCTAATGCGTGTGCATTTTCGTCCCGAGCGCTCTTTGTAGGTGAGCGTGAGCTAACTACCGATATTACCCTTGCATCATCTAAACCCCTAGGGGCATGGTGTAAACACACACGGCAAAGTGTGGCAAGGGGATTTTAATGTGTGTCTTAATCCTAGGATACACATACACAATCAATTTACTTAAGGGGAAACTCATGGAAAATAATCAGCTCACAATTATCGACGTAGATGCAACTTACTCATTGTCGGTTAGAAAGCCCGAAAAAGTCGGTTCGCTATCAATGCTTATCGCCTTCGGTGATTCGACTAGCCGTAAAGGTGTAGCCGAAGATCTTTTAACTCGCCAATACTTAAGTGGTACTTATCGTCCCGTACTTCGTGACCTTGGTAATAATTTGCTTAACTCTAAAACAATCGTATTCTTTCCCGAAATTACCGAGTCCGGTGCATTGAATAAAACCCGCTTTATTGACGCATGTAAACGCCTCTATAACGCATTGAACAATGGTAAAGAGTTAAAAGGTAAAAGGGCTTTCTACTTCGGATTCTTAAAGCATGTAGTTGAAACTGCTACTGTTCGTGAAACTGTTCTTGAGGCTTAAATTAATCTATCCTAGTCACGATATTAAACTGACTACCACTTAACAACTTATTGAGGATTTTATTATGCGAGTACATTTATTGCCTAAAGGTGTAAGTATTGCACCATTGCCTAGTTTAGTTAAGATTGAACCTGTAAGCAAACTCCAAGGTGGTTTACCGCCTGTGCCGTATCGTTCAGCTAATCGTGCTATTGTCGGATTTCATAAGCGTTCAATCGTTCGGTGGTCAGCGTACACCAAGTCGGTTCGTGCCCCGTCAGCGCCAAAAATCATACGATAAATGAATATTCCAGTGTATTCTTATAGAATAAATAAGAGAATATTTGAAATGTGTTGATTTCATTAGGGTTTTTGGTATGAATATTCCAATATTCCAATATTCTATACAAATACATACATATATACATTTATGTGTTGCTCTCATATGGTGATGAAATGCGGATACATATAATCCATTACATACATCACACACGAAAGTCGTCTGACCCTTTTCAAAACTTGGAATATTGGAATATTCAAAATCCGAATTCTCAAGATGCCCTATTCATGGGGCTTTCCGTGTAAGTAACCACTCACGAGAATATTCCAGCCCTAAAAATCATTGGAATATTCACCCCATCGAATTCTTTAATCTCACTCCTGCATAGCAGGAGTATACAAGTCAATTTCCCTGTTGTCAACTGGCTTGTATCTTTTCAACGACAACAATCCAAACTTACTTACGGAGCACCTATCATGGCTTTACACCATCTAACTTTACGCAGAGACAACCCCGAGTACGCCGACATTGACTACGAATTTGATGAGTTCGTGATCGACTTTCCAGAAATGGCGGACTACATCATGGAGGAGGAACGCCACTTTACTTGGTATCTCAACCAGTTAACCATGCCCCATAACGCATTGAATTGGAGAAATTATGTTTGAAAAAGTAATACAAATTAACTATGTCGGATTGACTGCGCTATCGTCGATGATGATGTGTGCAGGTGCATGGAATCAGACAAGTTACGCATTAATTAACCAAATGCTATTGGCTTTTGGTGCGTTCATCTTTGGAATAGTAACTGCAAAGGCGGTCAATCATGGAGACTAAACCCACAATAACTGTGCAAGTTAAACCTGTATACGGGAATGTCCTAATATATCCTGTGTGTACAAACGCTACACTATTTGCAAACCTAACCAAGACTAAAACACTGAGCAAAGCAAACCTAAAGGATATCGAATCCCTTGGGTATGAGGTAATTAAACAACCATTCACTGGGGAGTAACATGGAAGACTATCACTTGCCTATCTGTACCAAATGCTATGCAGTAAGGGTAGAACCACATCGGGCTAAGATGCTACGACCAACTTGTATGTCGTGCGGTGAGGTACTTGCCAAGGAGGTTAAGCGTACAGTTGTGCCCATGCACAAATCAAACTATCTACTCATTACAGATTTAAATGATCTTAAGGGTATCAACAACAAAGGAGGTAACTTTAGATGATTGAGTTAATGCAGGACTACAACTATAAATTGTTCGCATGGTTTGCATCTCGACTTGATGCACGTCGCCTTATAAGGGAGAACTGTGCGAGGATTCACCTATCACGAACCAACGGAGTCAGACCATGAAGTCAAACTATAAACGCTACACCGTCGCAGGTGTTGGTGGTATTAATTGTAGATGTTGTGTGTCTTATGGTGCAAAACCTACATATAAGAAGCAAGCCAAGCGTAGATTCAACGAATCAATCCAACAACTAATCCTTAAGGAGATCGCAGATGGAGACAAGCCAACTAAATCTATGGGTAGAAATACCATTGCAAGTGACTAAAAATGAAACTACTTAAAGAAAAGCTAATTCACTTTGCAATCAATCTGTTATTGACTGTGGTATTTATTGGCATAGTCATGAGAATCATCTGGCTCATAGCCTGAGCTAGTCAGTAACTAATTAAGATGAACATAAGCGTAGAACTTATGAGTATAGAGATGTGCTAGGGTTTTCCCTAGTACGAAGTTCCCAAACTAACTAACGGAGTAATCCATGAAATATTCAGATATTGAGCGTTCAGTCAAAGCCAACTTTGCCAAGGGTAATTTACTTGTACCCTACATCGTGGGTAAACCAGGTGGTGGTAAGTCATCCCTTGCCCGTGCAATTGTCAAGTCACTTGGCATCAAACCCGAGAGAGTTGTGGAGTTTAATCCTTCCCTGCGTGACCCAGTGGATATCATGGGTATACCTAGAACCGATGCGGATGTAGCCAAGTGGGTTCCGATGCCTGAGTTTTACCGTATTCGTGACGATGGTATCAATGAGCCGTGTGCGTTAATCATCGAGGAGTTAAGCGATGCGCCTATACCGATGCAAAATCCCATGTGTCGTGTCATCCTTGATCGTTGTGCGGGTGAGCTTAAACTACATCCTAAACTACACATCATTGCATCAGGTAATCGTACCGAGGACAAATCAGGTGCTAATCGTATGAGTACCAAACTGGGTAATCGTATGCAGACTTTAGTGTTCGACGAGAACCTAGACGACTGGTGTGCGTGGGCGTTGGAGTCTAGTATTGCAGTCGAGATGATTCAATTCCTCAGGTTCAGACCTAACTTACTATCCGACTTTGACCCCAACCGCAGTATCAACCCGACACCAAGATCATGGGAGATGGCGAACCAAGTGGATACCGAGTTGCCTAGTGATCTTTACTTCTCCAACATTGCAGGTTGTGTGGGTGAGGGTGCGGCGGCTGAGTATACAGGGTTCAAGCGTATCTATGAGGGACTACCTAATATTGACGGCATCTTACTCAACCCAAGCAAGGCGCAAGTACCGACCGACCCAGCGATATTGTTTGCGTTGACTGGTGCTTTGGCTCATAAGTGTAGTAAGGATAACTTCGATAGAGTTACCGAGTACATCGACAGATTACCAAATGACTTCCAAGTTATGTGTATCTATGATGCTCAGAAGATCAAGCCTGAGATTCGCAATACCAAGGCGTTCATCGCATGGTCTGTTAAAAATGCTAGTGTGTTAATGTAATTTACTTAAGGAGATACCAACATGAATTTAAATCTTACAACCCTTGCATCCAAGGCGATGCTAGTCAAGCTGACAACAAGGCGGGCTAACCTAACCAAGCGTGACATGGTAGCCGAGGAATACCTTCAAGCCGAGCTAGGGGATACGGCGTTCATTGTGAATAAGAAACTATTCCGTGACCCGATGAATCCAATCAATCAAATCATGAGTAAGGCAGGGGAGGTGTACACCTATCACAA